TCAATGTGCTAACGGTGTTAATGGTAACACCCCGACAGAGCTAACCAAAGCTGATATTGATGCGGCTGTGCAAACACTACTTAATAATGACGCAGAAATGATTTCTGAAGTTGTTGTTGGTCGTGATGCTTTTGGTACTGCACCTGTAAGACCAGCATTTTGGGCGTACATTGATACTGCTCTTCTAGATGATTTAGAAGCAGTTTCAAACTTCATCCATAGTGCTAACTACCCGAACCAGCAATCTGTATTAGATGCTGAGTGGGGAGCAACAGGTAACGTGAGATGGCTTTACACATCAGTGGGAAGCGTATCAACTGCTACACCTGCTGTTTACAACAACTTTATTGTTGGTAAAGAAGCATATGCAGCTGTTCACCTAGGCTCTGAGTCTGGTGATTTCTATGTTGAGCCTTTAGGTTCAGCTGGAGCAGCCGATCCATTGCATCAACGTGGATCTGTTGGTTGGCAGCATCCATTTGTGGCGAGAATCCTTAACGATAGCTTCATGTTAAATCTTGAAGCAACTCATTCATAGGAGGAATTAGATATGGCACAAATGAAACAACTTAGCTGGACTAACGCAAGTACTGCGGTAGCACTAAACTTTGACGTCGGTTTTACCGTATCAAAGATTGAGATCTGGGATCTAACGACTCCAAATCGCTTTGAGTGGACTAGCAACATGGCTGATGCGTCAGTTTTTGTTCTTGGAACACTTGCATATACCACTACTAACGGGGTTACACCATTAGCACAAGATGCTTCATATGGACCTGCTATTAGCGGATTTACAAACGCAAACCCAGGTGTGATTACTGTTAACGATACAGCCACATTCGGGATTGCAGCTGGTGACACTATCAAAGTTGCTGGTGTAGCAGACGACGGAACAGGAACAGCAAGTTTAAATAATAACTTTACTGTTGCTTCTGTCACAGCTACTACTATCACTTTAGTAGAGAATACTTCAGTTACTGGATATAGCGTCTATGTATCTGGAGGTACTGTAACAAGAGTTACTGACACTAATGGTGATGCAGTTGCACTAGAGAACAAAGCTATACGCGGAGTAACTCTAGGTACAAGTGCTGTAGGAGCAAACTCTGCTTCTATGGTTGCGGTTTGCTACGGCGAAGAGTCTGTAGTTTAGATAACTTGAGAAGGAGGGATATTCCTTTTTCCTCCTTCTCTTTACTAAAGGATAAGAAATGGAACAAGTTTTAAATTTAAAAGACGAAGCTAAAATTAAGTCTTTACCTGTATGGGACAGAAAAAACCCAAGTAGAAAAATACCTGAAAAAGAAGAGAAATTCTTAAAAGAAATGAGTACATATGAGTTTGTAAACACTGAAGAACCAGGTGTTTTGCAGCAATTTGAGTATGGAAATACAAGAAATCACATGAAATTTACTTTAATGCATGGCGGAAAATACTTATTATCAAGATTTGTGGCTCAACACATTAATAGTCGTGGAACTCCTATCTGGGATCGTCGTCCTAACGGTTATGGACAGATGGAAAAGAATAAAGCTGGAGAAAAGCCACGTTTTTACCTTAGGGAATCATATTAATTATGGCAAATTGGACGTTAGCCGAAATTAGGCAAAAAGTAAGACAAGTAACAGGCAGGTTTTCTCCACAAGAGATAACAAACGAGCAGCTAGATGAGTATATCAATAAATATTTTCAATATACTTTTCCAGCTGAAGTAAAGCTAGAGAGATTTCATACATACTATGAGTTTTTAACTGTTGCAAACCAACAATCTTATACTCTTCCTTCTGGCTACGTCAATTTTGAGCCCTTAGGTACTATCGATAATTTACAATTACTTTGGTATCAAGATCCATCTGCATTTCAGGAAAATAATCCTGAAAATATAGGTCGTCAAACAATTGGTACTGGTGATGGAGTAACTACATCTTTTGCAGCAACGGCGGGTAATTTTCCCATTTTACCTGCTACTGCTGTGATTACTGATGACACCGAAGTGTTTCAAGATACAGAAACAAGCTTTACAGCTTCTCCTATAACAATAACAGGGTCTTTAGGAGGCTCAGCAACTTTAAATTACTCTACAGGTGCACTATCTGTGACTTTCAACACAGCACCTGCTAGCGGACAAAACATTTACTTCTCTTACGTGCAATTTCATGCAGGACGTCCAACTGCTGTACTGCTTTACAACAACGTGTTCAAGTTCTTCCCAGTCCCTGACACAGCATACCGTTTCAAGGCAAAAGCTTATGCAAACACTCTTGTAACAACTGCTGCTGGAACGAATGCCACAGAGTTTACAAATGCAACAGATGTTCCTCTTTTAGATGAATGGGGACCAGCAATTGCTTACGGTACCTCAAGGGACATACACGCTGATAAAGGCGAGATGGATGCTTATGCAGAAGTTACAGTGCTTTATAAGGAGCAGTTAGCTTATATTCTGAGAAGAACTAATCAAAATTTACTTAATACACGAGCTCAACCCAATTTTTAAGGTAAACTATGGCTTTCGATAAAACTTTACCCACAAATTCTACTAAGATAAGGAACTATCCTACAGTTTTAGGAGACAATTTTGCTGCTATAGAAGAAGGTGATTTAACATTTACTCCTTGGCAAATCAACTTCATAGAACGAAACGCTGTACCAGGTGCTCCACCTCCGGCTAATGATCCTACTCGTCAAGATGACACAATTATTATGTTCTCAAAGCAAGATGGAGCAGGAGAGACAGAGCTTTTCATCTTAGATGATAGAAATCCAGCCAACAACTTCCAAATAACAGAAGCGGGAAAGATTGGTTCAGCTTCTACACAATTTGTAGCTCAAGACATATCTTTTGCAGCTGAGACTGCAACATACGCATCTACAAATATGGTAGCTTATTGGGCAAAAGTAGCTTCAACAGGAATTTTGCAAGGTTCTAGTGGTGGTTTTACAAGCGTAAGGAACTCTCTAGGCAATTACACTCTAACTTTTACAACTGTTCAAGGTAGTGTAAATTATGGCGTGAATGTAACAGTCAAGAACAACAACTCCTCAGACAATCCACACATAGCAAACTATCATACTCCAGCTGTTGGAACAGTCCAAGTGATGATAAGAAATCAAAACGGTACTGCGGTAGACAGAGAATTCTCAATTTCCGTCTTTGGAGGTCGTCCTTAAGATGGGATATCAACCTTTTCTTATTGCTCCTTTCAAAACTGGGCTTGATAGTGATCAAGAATCATGGGCATTGCCTGCGGATGCTTTCACTAATATAGAAAACGGTCATATCCATCACGGTTATATAGAAAAAAGAAAAGGTTACAGATTTTTAGGAGATATGGTTGATGGGAGGCCTATTAGTGCAGCTACAAATGCTGATCCTGCAGTTTTTACTGTTGGATCGACTGCAGATCTTACCACGGGTAATACTATTTCGTTGCATTATTTGGCTGGCGGAACTTGGGCAAATCTTAACGCCTTAAAGTATACTATTACGGTAATCAACGGTACGACATTTTCCTTAACTGATTCAAGTGGCACAGCTGTAGATGGAACTTCTCTTGGAACTTACACAGCAAACACAGGCTATCTAGGAACATTCCCTGCTCTTAGAATCATGGGAATCTTCAGATATATTGCTTCTGACAACACTCGTAAGCTTTTAATATCTGATACAAAGAGAATCTCTATCTATAACTCAGCGAGTAATATATTTGAGCCTCTTGATTTATACGATATAGGCGGTACACTTAGAACAGACTCTGATGTTTGGGCTTCAACTAACCTAGATTATATATGGGCTGCCAACTGGCAACATGCAGGCAATGTAAACCGGGTTTACATTACAAACGGTAAAGCTTATGTTAGTGGTACTCCTGGAACAGATGGAATTGTTTATTATGATGATACAGCAGCTCGAGTTGATCAATTTCAACCTTCACTAAATTCAACAGATACACTTTATGGATGTAAACTCATATTTAGTATTAAACAGCGTTTGGTTTGTCTTCATACTTTCGAGTTTGATACATCCAATACTAATACATTTCCCCAACGAGCGCGGTGGTGTGCTGCTCAAGATCCTTCTAATTGGGATGATACTACTCCAGGCGGTGGTGGTTTTGTGGATGCACCTACAGGTGATCAAATTATAAGCGCAAGAGCTTTACAAGACCTTATCATAGTGACATTCACAGATAGTGTATGGACTTTACGACCAGTTCCTGACCCAGCTTTGCCTTTTAGATGGGATAAAGTTAACGATTACAGAGCATGTGATGGAAAAATGGCAACCGTAGGCTTTGACCGCTATATTGCATCTCTTGGCCAGCGTGGAATTACTGCTACTGATGCTGTTGAAACTAGACGTATAGACGATCGTATAGAGGATTTTGTTAATGATGAGATCAACGACAGCCAATTTGGTAAAGTTTTTGCAGCAAGAGACTATGCACATAGAAGAACATGGGTATTATACCCCGATACAGAAAGCGATGATGCTAACTCAGCGCTAATTTATGATGAAGAATCAGGAGCTTACTCTAAGTATATATTTACTAGAGAAGTTTCAAGTGCCGTAGTTGACCTTAATGCTCTTGGATACGGAGAGGTTTCAATAGATTATGCGGCTCAAGATTTTATTGCAACTAATGACTTAGATATTTCAGCATCAGATTTGACAGATGAGACAGCTCTTTCATTCTTCTGGTCAGAAGGTGCAGAAATCTTCCTTGGAGGAGATAGAGCAGGTGCTATACATGTACTAGAAACAGAGGGCAATGACAGTGGAAATTCCATTACATTCTTATTAGAAAGTGCTGGTTGGAACCCTTTCAAGGAACAAGGAGTAGAGGCGCAATTCGGTTATATTGATTTTTTCTGTGACAGCGATCAAAAAACTTCCTTGTCAGTAGAATTCTATAAAAACAACAGCGAAACGCCATATATAGATCAAGGAATGGATTTATTACCAGATCTTGGGTTTATAAGTGTCGTTAATGATATACAACTAACAGATGCTGGAGATCCAACACTAGGGTTAACTATATCATCTGGCCAACATGGACTTGCTACTAATGACATCATCTATATATACGGTATAGAGGGAATGGTAGAAGCAAATGATACAGAATTTCAGGTAACTGTTATTGATGCGGACACTTTTACAGTATCTATCGATGCAACTGGATTTGGCACATACACGTCAGGCGGACAAATAGTAGAGAGAAAATTCTATAGGACAAAAGTTTGGAAGCGTGCGTATGCAGGTGGCATAGGATATGTACATAAAATTAAGATTAATGCTACAGGAACGAATAAACCTTTAAGAATACATGCTTTTAAGCCTTGGTTTAGGAAAAGGGGTAAAAGAACACTCGGATGACTCTTCCTACAAATATCATATTTCCTTTAAGAACTGACATGCTTCGCTCTGGTAGTCGAGAAGACTTAGATAGATATATGAGAGAGCTTATCTTTAGTCTCCAAAGTATGTATGAGCAACTTGCTCAAGGCATTAATGGTGATATAAGAAGTGATTTTTCTCAAGAAAGTAGAACTTGGACTCCTATTTTAAAAGATACAGCTAATTCAGGAACTACTTTTACATACGATCACCAGACTGGATGGGTTTATAGACAAGGTTTGTTTGTAGATGTTTGGTGTGATGTAGAATGGACAGCTAATTCCGGAGCTATAACCGGAAACATGTATATAGAGCTTCCTTATGAAGTGGCTAATACAAACAATATTCCATTTGTAGGTGTTGTTCAACCTTCTGTTTTTACTTTTACAGGAGGAACAGAGTGTGTAGTAAACGCTATAGATGATACCTACAGAGCTGAAATATGGAATACTGGAGATGGTTTTACGACTGCAAATCAAGGGTCTGTTGCGGCAGGTCGAATTATAATGCACATAAGATACCTAGGAAAACAAAATGAAAGCTAAATCACTAGACGATTTAAAATGGGTTCGTGTCTTTTCACCTGTCCATATACCCAAATATCTCGTAGAACAGATAAGAGACCGAGACTATACCGTAGAGGACTTCTACAAATATCAAGAAATTAATTGCTTGATAAAGAAGTCTGAGGGCCCCACTCTTAATCCTTTTAATCATCTCTATGTTTTAGTAGATCCAGAAAATGTTGTAAAAGGTTTTTTGTGGTTTGTAATTGACTCTCTTAGCAAGGATGCAATTATAAACACTTTTTCTATAGATAAAGAGTATTGGGGTCTAGGAAAAGCTATGAGAAAAGTAGAAGAACATGTAAAAGAATTATTAAAAAAGCTAAAATTAAAGAAAGTATTTTGGCTGACAAATTATGCCAAACACAGTCAGCGCTATGGGTTTAAAAGATCCAAGTCCGTGTTAATGGAATACAAGGAGAAAGAAGATGGGACGCACACTACTCGGGGGCACGAAGAGGCAAGAGGACATACAGCTACTGAGCCCAGAGCAGCAACAGCTATTTAGCCAAGGCTTACAAGATATAGGTCCACAAGCTCTACAATCGCTTGGACAATCACTCCAACCTCAAGGCGCAGAAGACTTAATGTCTATGTTCCAGCAGACTACTATAGATCCTGCTCTTCAAGCTCTACAACAACAAATACTCCCAGCTATTCAACAACGATTCACCGATGCTAATGCCAGCTCTTCTTCTGCCTTAAACCAAGCTTTAGCTCAAACTGCAACTGATCTTTCCACTTCCTTAGGTTCGCAGTTTGGGCAATTTGCTCAAGGACAACAGCAGCTACAACAAGCAGCTAGAGGACAAGCGTTACCCTTCTTAACTCAACCTACATTTCAACCTACGTTCAACCAGCAACAAGGTATTTTAGGTCCGTTGATAGGAGCAGCAGGACAGATAGGAGCAGGATTCGCAAGCAATCCTACAACATATAACCCTTTTGCAGCAGCTCAACCTCAACAACAATATGGAAGTCTAACTAGATAGGTAAATTATGGTATCTCCTTTAATATTCCAAGACCAATCAGGGCTAGCACAAGGCATCTCTACAGCAGGCGGAGCGCTTGCTCAAGCTTTGCAGCAAAGAGGTAAGCAGCAGCGAGAAGAACAATTAAAAATGAAAAGACAAGAGGGCTTTTCTGGTTTAATGACAGCGCTACAACAACCAGATTTAGATCCGAACATACGTAATCAATCTGTAATCAATGCTTTGTCTAAAAATGTTAAACCTGAAGAAATTAATATAATTGAAAAAGTTCTTCAATCCTCTAAAAAACAAGATTATTTTAAAAC